TTTGTCAAAGAGATTGTTTATGGACGTTGGGACATTCGGGAGACTGCCGCTACGATTCTGCTAAAGATGCGGGAATACCGCCCTTTGAGTGTTGGAATTGAGAGGGGGGCGTTAAAAAACGCTGTTTTGCCTTATTTGAGTGACTTAATGAGGAAAAATAATGTATATTCCCACATAGTTGACTTAACGCATGGCAACAGGAAAAAGACTGACAGAATTATCTGGAGTCTCCAAGGAAGGTTTGAGCATGGGCGTATTGTGCTGAACTCTGAGGAAGATTGGGATGAATTCAAAGATCAACTTTTGATGTTCCCCGCCCAAGGTGTTCACGATGACTTACCTGATGCTCTCTCCTACATTGACCAACTGGCTGTGACCTCATACTTTGTTGATGACCAAGAAGATGAGTGGCAACCATTAGATATTATTTCGGGGATATAAATGGCAACAGACAAACAAGTCAAGTTAGAACAAAACGAGTTTTATCAACCTACCGAGGCTGACGAAGAACTTACAGCATTTGTTACTGACCACTGTACTAAGTGGCGTGACTACAGAGATACTAACTTTCTTCCTGATTGGCTGGAATACGAGCGCATCTTCCGAGGTCAATGGGCGGCTGAAGATAAGACCCGTGAGTCTGAGCGTAGCCGTATCGTAACTCCTGCTACCCAACAAGCTGTAGAGACTCGCCATGCTGAGATCATGGAAGCTATCTTTGGTCAGGGCGACTTCTTTGACATTGAAGACAACATCCAAGATATAGGCGGCAACCCCATTGATGTTGAGATGATTAAAGCTCAAATGATGGAAGACTTCAAGAAAGACAAGATCAGGAAATCTATCGACCAAATCGAATTGATGGCTGAAATCTATGGAACAGGTATTGGCGAGATTATTGTCAAGACTGAAAAAGAATATATCCCCTCTACTCAACTCATCCCTAATCAGATGGGTCAAGCCGCTATTGGCGTGATTGAGAGGGACAGGATTGGCGTGAAGATCATGCCTATCAACCCCAAGAATTTTTTGTTTGACCCTAATGGAACATCTATTGATGACTGCATGGGCGTGGCTATTGAGAAATACGTCTCAATCCACAAGGTTGTAGCTGGTATTGAAAAAGGCATCTACCGCAAGGTAGACATCACGCCCACCTATGAAGATACTGACCTAGAGCCTACCCAAGAGGTTAGCCAGTACCAAGATGAAAAGGTTCTTTTGTTGACGTACTACGGCTTAGTTCCCCGTGAATACCTGAACAACATGAAGGAAAACAAAGACATTGTTGAGTTGTTCCCTGAGAATTCAGCGGCTGAAGACTACACCGATATGGTTGAAGCCATTGTCGTGATTGCCAATGATGGATTGTTGCTCAAGGCTGAAGAAAACCCCTACATGATGAAAGATAGACCTGTAATGTCTTACCAAGACGATACAGTTCCTAATCGTTTATTGGGGCGAGGTACAGTGGAAAAAGCCTTCAATATGCAGAAAGCTATTGATGCTCAGACTCGCGCTCACTTGGATTCACTTGCTTTGACCACTGCCCCTATGGTTGCTATGGATGCCACACGCTTGCCCCGTGGCATGAAGTTTGAAGTCAAGGCTGGTAAGGCTATTCTCACCAATGGCAACCCAAATGAGATTCTGTATCCATTCAAGTTTGGTCAGAGTGACCCCAATAACCTAGCAACTGCCAAAGATTTTGAGCGTATGTTGCTTCAGGCTACTGGTACTCTGGACTCTAACGGCATGGTTTCCCAATCTAGCCGTGATGGTGGTGGTATGTCTATGGCGGTTGCCTCCATCATCAAGAAATACAAGCGTACTTTGGTGAATTTTCAAGAAGATTTCTTGATTCCATTCATTAAAAAAGCGGCTTTCCGCTATATGCAGTTTGACCCAGAGCGTTATCCCTCTGTGGACATGAATTTCATACCTACAGCTACCCTTGGCATCATTGCTAGGGAGTATGAACAGCAACAATTCATTGGTTTGTTGCAGACTTTGGGTGCAAACACCCCTGTTTTGCCTATTTTGCTCAAAGGAATTGTAGGAAACAGCAGTCTGTCTAACAGAATGGAGTTGATGGCTAAGTTAGATGAGATGATGCAACCCAATCCTCAACAGCAACAGATGGAGCAGATGCAACAAGAGTTGGCAATGCAAGCGGCACAGGCTCAGATTGCTGTTAACACCACTCAGGCAGAACAAAATCGTGCTGAAGCTACGAAATTGTCTGTTGAGGCGCAGTTAATGCCACAAGAAGTGCAAGCTAAGAACATGGCGGCAATAACCAAGAATCTCCCCAATGAAGATGACCAAGCCTCTAGGGAATTTGACAAGAGAGTTAGGCTTGCTGAGTTGATGTTGAAGGAAGCTGACATCAAAAACAAGTCTAAGATTGTTGAATTGCAGATGGCTGAGAAAAACAATAAGATTTCAGGCATGGAAGAAGACTTCCTGAACCAACTTACCCAACAGTTAAATTCAGCCCAAACTGGTACTCAATAATGGATGTCGAAAGCCTAGCCAAAGAGTTAATTCTCAAGAATATGACTCCTGAACAGCAGATGGCTGTTTTGGATTCTGTTCGTCAGTCTGTTGTTCAAGCCAAAGAAGTTCAGAAGCGCAAGATTGGCGAGAATGTTGATCTTGTTGTTCAAGCACTCAAGAAGATTGAGTTTGACATTCGCTCCCGCTTTGATGATGTAGGCAATTCCATTGAAAAGCGTGTTGCGTCTATCCAAGATGGTAGAGATGGCGCTGATGGCAAGGATGGTCGAGATGGAAAAGACGGAAAAAACGGCAGGGATGGAGCAAAAGGTGATCGGGGTGAGCGTGGTCAGGATGGGCGTGATGGAGTGGATGGTGTTGATGGTGTGTCTGTCTCCAATGCTCGTATTGATTTTGATGGTTCACTTATCATTACTCTGTCTAGTGGGATTGAACTTAATGTTGGGGAGGTTGTTGCTCCTGATCTTGCTGAACGCATCAAAGTCATTACTAATGGTGGCGGCACTTCTCAGTCTGTACTTGATACTCTAGACTCTTTACAGACCCAAATCACCAATCTAATTCCTAGCCAGACTGGGAACTCAGGAAAGTTCTTAACTACCAATGGAACTAGCACTTCATGGTCTTCTGTTGCTGGTGGTTTGAGTTATCAAGGTACTTGGAACGCATCTACAAATACGCCTACGTTGGCTAGTGGTGTTGGTGTAAATGGCTACTACTACATAACTTCAACGGCTGGTTCTACTAACCTTGATGGCATTACTGATTGGCAAATTGGCGATTGGTTGATGTTTAATGGGACAGTTTGGCAGAAGATTGACCAAAGCAACTTAGTTACAAGCGTAGCGGGTCGTACAGGTGCTATTACTCTAGCAAATACCGACATTAGTGGTTTGGGTACGATGTCTACCCAAAATGCTAGTTCTGTTGCCATTACTGGTGGAACTATTAACGGCACTACGATTGGTGCAACAACTGCCACCACGGGTGCATTTACAACTTTAACTGTAAATGACAATGCTACTTTTGGAAGTAGCAATACTGACACGATCAATTTTGTCGGGCGCATAAATTCCGACTTTGACCCTGCAACTGATAACACTTACGATTTGGGTCGAGTAGGACACGAATGGCGCGATTTGTATATTGATGGCACAGCCAACATTGACAGTTTAATTGCTGACACAGCGGATATTAATGCGGGAACCATTGACAACACAACGATAGGGGCAACAACCCCTCAAAATGGTAGTTTTGTAAATTTAAGCGTAACTGGAACAACAAGTTTTGATGGTAGTCAAGGTACAGCAGGACAAGTTCTTACCTCTGCTGGTACTGGTGCTACCCCTACTTGGACAACACCAACAACAGGAACAGTTACCTCTGTAACAGGCACTTCTCCAGTTGCTTCTAGTGGTGGTGCTACTCCTGCAATATCTTTAGAGGCAAACTATGGCGACACTCAGAACCCTTATGCGTCTAAGACTGCAAACTATGTTTTAGCCGCACCTAATGGGTCTGCTGGCGTACCGACATTCAGGGCAGTTGTTGCCGCTGATATTCCTACATTGAATCAGAATACTACTGGTAGTGCCGCAACACTGACAACAGGTAGAACTATTGCAATTACAGGAGACTTGGCTTATACAAGCCCTAGTTTTGATGGTTCTGCAAATGTAACTGCGGCTGGCACATTGGCAACAGTCAATAGTAATGTTGGTTCGTTCACAGCGGCAAATATTACAGTCAATGCAAAAGGTTTGATTACTGCGGCTTCTAGTGGAACAGCGGGTGCAAGTATCAGTAACGATACAAGCACATCAACCAATCTCTACCCACTGTTTGCAAATGCAACATCAGGTGTACCAACTACGATTTATACTGGCGATGCTAAGTTGCTTTATAAACCTAGCACTGGTGAGTTTCAATCATCAATATTAAAAGCAGGATCAGTCGTTATATCAGGAGACACCAGCGGGGCTATCACAGTTTCAGCGCCTGCGGTTGCTGGTACAAACACGCTGACACTTCAAGCCGCCACTGCGACAAGCTCTGTCAATACGTTGGGCACAGCGGTTGCAACTACATCAGGGACAAGCATTGACTTTACAGATCTGCCGTCTTGGGTGAAGAAAATCACTGTAATGTTTAGTGGTGTGAGTACAAATGGAACATCGTATGTCCAAGTGCAATTGGGTGACAGTGGTGGTATTGAGAATAGTTCATATCTTGGCGCTACCCAAGTTGGCTCAAACGGACAACAGTATTCCTCTGGCTTCTTAACTGACGCAGGAACAGGGGCGGCAGCCAATGTGCGACACGGAATTATTTCTCTTGTTAATGTTACTGGAAATACATGGGCTTTTTCAGTAAATTTGGGTTGGAGTAATTCGGCAAACGCTTTCGTTGGCGGAGGCACAAAAACCCTTTCTGACGTACTCACACAAGTCCGCATCACTACAGTTAATGGTACGAACACATTCGACGCTGGCACTATCAACATAATGTACGAGGGCTAAATCATGACACACAGAAGAGTAGTTAATTGCGAAACAGGCGTGACCTCAATCGTTGAGTACACCGCTGAAGAACAAGCAGTGCATGATGCGGCAGTAGCGGCGCAAGAAGCAGAGGCTGAAGCTAAAGCACTTGCAGAGGCGCAAGCATTGGCAGATGCACAAGCATTGACTGAAGCACAAGCGGCACAGCAAACCACTACAGAACAAACACCATGACCCCTGAACTACAAAAGTATTACGAGTCCCGCTTTGAAATGATGGGCATGGAGGGTTGGAAGGAATTGTGCATAGATATTGACAATATGATAGAGTCGCTCAATAATCTAAGCGTTATTCCTGATGAAAAGACCTTGATGTTCAAAAAAGGTGAACTTTCTATCTTGACTTGGCTGAAAACCTTGAAAGAGGTCAGTGAACGAGCCTACGAGGAATTGAATGAAAAGAATGTATGAATTTGTCTGCGAAAGTGGACACAGAATTGAGAGGTACTGCGATTATGAGGCGCAGGAAACTCAGTGTGAGTGCGGTGGTACAGCCAGTCGCACAATCTCTGCTCCAAGCATTAACTTGGAAGGTTGGTCGAGTCATTTTCCATCTTCATGGATGAAATTTGACAAGAAACATCGTGATAAGTTGGTGCAAGAGCGTAAAACCACAACATAAGCATTTATGCCGTTGTGTCATCCTAGAACCCAAAAGTGGCAGGAAAAAGGAAAAATATGTTGATAGATAACCCAGATGAGATGTTAGGTGAGTTAGAAGCTGTTGAAAAGCAGAAACTTGAAACCAGTGTTGAGCCGATAAGTAATGACATTCCCGACAAGTATCGGGGCAAAGAACTGTCAGACATTATCAAGATGCACCAAGAGGCTGAGAAGCTAATTGGTAAACAGGCTCAAGAAGTTGGTGAAGTACGCAAATTAGCAGACGAACTCATTAAGCAAAACCTTGCTGGCAAACCTCAACCTATTAAAGAGGAAGAACCTGAAGTAGATTTCTTTGAGAATCCACAGGCGGCGGTTCGTAAGACTGTTGATAACCATCCCGATGTACTTGCGGCTAGACAAGCTGGTCAAGAGTTCAAAAAGATGCAAATTCAGCAAAAGCTGGCGGCAGAACACCCTGATTTCACTCAGATTGTTCAAGACCAAGACTTTGCAAATTGGGTGAAATCTTCACCTATTCGCATTGGTTTGTACGCTAAAGCTGATGGTGAGTTTGACTATGACAGTGCTAATGAATTGCTCAGTACCTATAAGCAGTTGAAGGGCGTTAAGGCTAAACAGACTAATGAAGCAGGGGAAACTCAGCGCAAGTCAAACCTTAAAGCGGCGACAGTTGATGTAGGTGGCAGTGGAGAGTCTGGAAAGAGAGTCTATCGCAGGGCAGACCTTATTCGGCTGAAGATGACTGACCCAAACCGCTACGATGCCTTGAGTGAAGAAATCATGCAAGCGTATCAAGAGGGTAGGGTCAAATAACTTAACTTTTGATTTTATTGGAGTACACAAATGGCAACATCATTTTCCCCCACGAACTCGGTGACTACCACCACAGGCGCAACATTCATCCCCGAAATTTGGTCAGATGAAATTATTGCGGCATACAAGAAAAACCTCGTTTTAGCTAACTTGGTTATGAAGATGAACTTCAAGGGCAAGAAAGGTGACATCGTTCACATTCCTGCACCTACCCGTGGTTCTGCTTCTGCTAAAGCCGCTGAGTCAGCAGTCACTTTGATTGCCGCTACTGAGTCTGAAGTCCAAGTGTCTATCAACAAGCACTATGAATATAGCCGCTTGATTGAAGATATTGTCGAAGCACAGGCTTTGAACTCTATGCGTCAGTTCTACACTGCTGATGCTGGTTACGCCCTGTCTCGCCAAGTTGATACTGACTTGGTTCAGTTGGGTCGTACAGCTAATGGCGGTACTTCTGGTGCTCGTTACGGCTCTGCTTTCATCGGTGGTGATGGTACAACTACCTTTGACTACACCGCAAACACCAACACTGGTAATGCGTCTGCTCTGACTGATTCGGCTATTCGCCGCACCATTCAGCGTTTGGATGACAACGATACTCCTATGGACAATCGTTTCTTCCTGATTCCTCCCTCAAGCCGCAACACCCTGATGGGTCTGGCTCGTTACACCGAACAAGCATTTGTCGGTAATGGCGATGCTATCCGCAATGGTGAAATCGGTAACCTGTATGGTATCCCTGTGTTCACTTCCAGCAACGCTGATTCAGCATCTGCAACTGAAGCATTCCCTGCTTCTGGTTCTGCTATTGCTCGTGTCTGTTTGATGGGTCATAAGGACTCTATGGTTTTGGTTGAGCAAATTGGTGTTCGTTCACAAATTCAGTACAAACAAGAGTATTTGGCTACTCTGTTTACATCTGACACTTTGTATGGCGTTGCCGCTTTGCGTAATGCCGCTACTGTGGGAGCCGCTAAGTCGTCTTCTATGTTCGCTTTGGTTGTTCCTAGCTAATAGTAGTTTCCCCCTGCCTTAGTGGTGGGGGGACTTTTTAACCTAATTAGGAGAAATCAAAATGGCATCAGCAACAGCAGTCGTTTCCCGCCGTGGTAACGATCAATTTCGTGGATTGTTTACAGATACTTGGGATGTTTCATGTACTTTAGATAGCGGCTCAGTCGCTACTACAGATACAGCTACAGACACAGTAACTGTTGCAGGAGTTGCTTTGGGTGACATGGTTATTGGTATGGCAATTGGTGTTAGTGAAGCAGGATTGGTTCGCCGAGCCTATGTTTCAGCCGCCAACACTGTGACTATCGTGACCTATAACCCAACAGCAGGTTCTGTTGATTTAGCTTCAACTACATTGCAACTTATTATTGGTCGTCCTGTGGTTTAATGATAGGGGGGCTAGTCCCCCCTTTCTCATTTAAAGGGTTTTATGGCTACTTTTCGTTGTCTTCAATCGGGTAATTGTGTGACTTTTACCCTCCAGCATGATATTGACTCTATGGAGGGTCATCAGGGTTATGTTTTGGTAGATGAAGAAGAAGTAACCATAGAGTCTGTAGAATCAGAACTTAGAACAGATACCGCATTTGCGCCTGTCATTCCAACAATTAAGCGTATGGGAAGACCCCGAAAGGTTGCAAATGTCTGAAATTGACGCAAGAGACTTTGGTAGGTTAGAGGCTCAAGTAGAGACTCTACATGGTCAAGTAACTCAATTGAGTAACGATGTAAAAGCATTGCTTGAACTTGCCAATAAGGGCAAGGGTGGTTTTTGGATGGGTATGACAATCGCTTCATTCATGGGCGGTTTCATTACCTTTGTTGCTGATCGAATTTGGAAATAAGGAGAACACTATGCCTTCAGTTGGAAAAAAGAAGTTTCCCTACACCGAAAAAGGGGAAAAAGAAGCAAAAGAATACGGCAAGAAAAAGGGTATTCCTGTGACTGTTATGGTGGCTATTGGAAAACCAAAAGGTATGCCTATGAAGGGTAGTAGGACTGCTACCAACATGATGAAGAAATCTTCAAGGGGCAAATAATGGCATCCTTAACTACTCCCGTTACGCTTCTGAGTGCTGTTGTCGCTACAGGTGCTTCTAAAGCCGTTCAGGCTGATGCTGGTCAACCAGCGTTTTTACAAGTCAGTGGTATCACTTCTGCCACTGTTGCTTTGCAAGGTAGCCTTGATGGTACAAATTGGTCAACAATCGGCACTGCTTTGACTGCTGATGGACTCATTACAGTTGCCAATGCTCCCAAGTATTTGCGAGCAAATTGCACAGTTTTTGTAACAGGTACTATTACAGCCAAAATCATGTACTAAGGAGAAACCCTATGAAGATGACTAAATCACAAAAGAAGGTCAAAAAGGTCATGGGGGAGTACAAAGAGGGAACTCTGCACTCTGGTAAGGGTGGCAAAGTTGTCAAGAATCCTAAACAGGCAGTTGCCATTGCTTTGAGTGAAGCAGGAATGAGCAAGCCAAAGAAGAAGATGAAATGAAAACTGGACTCTATGCCAATGTCAATGCCAAACAAGCCCGAATCAAGGCAGGGTCTGGCGAGAAGATGCGTAAGGTAGGTAGCAAGGGTGCGCCTACTGCTGATGCGTTTAAACAGGCGGCAAAGACTGCAAAGAAGCCTAAAAAGGTGAAGTGATGAAATCTCCAACTTGGCAAACAAAAGCTGGTCAAAATCCAAAAGGCGGCTTGAATGCCAAGGGTAGATCGTCTTATAATGCAGAAACTGGTGGGAATCTGAAGCCTCCAGTAAAGTCGGGGGATAACCCTCGCAGAGCAAGTTTCTTGGCTCGCATGGGCAACATGGCTGGTGCAGAGTACAAGGATGGTGAACCAACAAGACTGCTTCTTTCGTTGAAGGCTTGGGGTGCAAACTCCAAGGAAGACGCAAAGACAAAAGCTAAAGCTATATCCGCAAGGAACAAAGCGAAGGCAAGCAGATGACCTATTTAGAACTTGTAAATGACGTATTAGTTAGGTTGCGTGAAACAACAGTTGCTACTGTTTCCGAAACATCTTATTCATCCCTCATTGGCAAATTTGTTAATGATGCCAAGCGTCAAATTGAAGATGCTTATGCTTGGAATGTTCTAGGCAGAACTATTACTCTGTCTACTACCTCTGGCACATATGAATATGGCTTAACTGGTGCTGGTCAGAAGTTTCAGGTTATTGATGTTATCAATGTCACTAGCAATGTTGGCATGAAGAATATTGATTTTGCTTCAATGAACAGAAAGCAGAATTTCTCTACTCCAGTGAGCGGCATTCCATACGAATATGCTTTTGATGGTGTAGATAACAACTACGACACTAAGGTAACTATTTATCCACGCCCTGATGGTGTGTATAGCATTCCATTTAGCTTAACAGTGCCACAAGCTACATTGTCTTCTGATGCGACTATTGTTGCTGTTCCTGATGTTTTGGTGGTTCAAAATGCCTATGCTCGTGCTTTGGTAGAGCGTGGTGAAGATGGTGGTTTGTCTTCATCTGAAGCGTACCAGTTGTATAAAGCCATGTTGTCTGACTACATTGCTTTGGAAGGTACTCGTTATCCTGAGAATCAGGAGTTTGTGGCAGTATGAGCCAGCAAATACAGACTTACAGTATCTCAGCCCCTGCTTATTTCGGGTTGAATACTCAAGACTCGCCTCTTGATTTGAATGCGGGTTTTGCATTGGTTGCTACTAATTGCATCATTGACCAGTATGGTCGTGTTGGCGCTCGTAAGGGTTGGGCTAGAGTTAATCCTTCAAGTGGTGATTTGGGTGCTAATGACGTTAAGGTCATCCATGAGTTAGTTCAGGCTGATGGCACTCTGACTGTTTTATTTGCTGGTAACAACAAGATTTTCAAACTTGGTGCAAGCAATGCGGTTACTGAACTCACCTATGGGGGGGGTGGTACTGCACCTACCATAACAAATAGTAATTGGCAGTGTGCATCATTGAATGGCATTACCTATTTCTTTCAAACTGGTCACAATCCTTTGATTTATGACCCTGCTGTTAGCACTACGACATATCGTAGGGTTAGCGAGAAAAGTGGTTATGCCGCTACTGTTCCTGATGCTGATATTTGTATCTCAGCCTTTGGTCGTTTATGGGCGGCAAATACTGCATCAATCAACTCGACTGTTTACTTTAGCGATTTAATTGCTGGTCATGTATGGTCTACAGGGACTGCTGGCTCTTTGAATGTAAACAATGTGTGGGTAAATGGTGCTGACCAGATTACTGGTTTAGCGGCTCATAACGGCTTTTTGTTCATCTTTGGCAAACGTCAGATTCTTGTGTATCAGGGTGCTACTGCACCATCAACTATGTCTATTAGTGACACTGTTGAGGGTATTGGTTGCATTGCTAGGGACAGTATTCAAACAACTAGCACTGATGTTTTGTTCTTGTCTAATTCTGGTGTTCGTTCTTTAATGAGAACGATTCAAGAGAAGTCTGCTCCTGAGAGAGACTTGTCTAAGAACATCCGCAATGACTTAATGTCTGTGGTTTCTGGCGAGACATTAGCAAACATTAAGTCTGTTTATTCAGAGCGTGAAGCCTTTTATTTGCTGACTACACCTAGTATTAGTGCTGTTTGGTGCTTTGACACTAAGGCTTATTTGCCTGATGGTTCTGCAAGGGTTACAACTTGGGACTCAATCACGCCTAAGTCTTTCTTATCTCGTAGAGATGGAAGTCTTTATATTGGTAAGAATGGTTATGTTGGGTCTTATAGTACCTACCAAGATTACGATACTTCTTATCGTATGTTGTACTACACAAACCATGCTGACCTTGGCAATCAAAATGTAACTTCTATTTTGAAGAAGTTGTCTATTGTTGTCATTGGCGGTACAAATCAGACTGTTACATTTAAATGGGGTTTTGACTTTAAGACAAACTACTTGTCTGATAACGATACTATTCCAACACAGGGAGAGTCTTTTTATGGCATTGGTCAATACGACAATCCTAATGGTCAAGTGGTGACAATTACAAATGCAAGTCCTGCTGTAATTACCTCAGTTGATGGCTCTGCTTTTGTGAACGACAACAATGTAACCTTGACAACAACTGGGACATTGCCATCAGGATTAAGTACAGCAACAACTTATTACATTGTGAACACCACAGGTACTACTTGTAATTTGTCTACTACTTCAGGTGGTAGTGCAATTAATACAAGCAGTGCTGGTTCAGGAACTCACACACTTCAGCATACTTCTCCTGCCACAAGAACTGAATACTCTGATGGTGTTGCGTTGCAGACTTTGGTTGTTTCTGCATCAGGTAGTGGTAAGGTTGTGCAAACGGGTTATGAATCAGACATAAATGGAACGCCTTTGTCTATTCAGAAGATTGAAATACAAGCCAAGAATGGCAAACTGAGTTAATGGAGTAACTATGTCAGACTACACAAAATCAACGAACTTTGCCACTAAGGACAATCTGTCTGCTGGTAATTCTTTAAAGATTCTAAAAGGCACTGAACTTGATACTGAGTTCAACAATATTGCTACTGCCGTTGCAACTAAGGCTGATCTTGCAAGTCCTACCTTTACTGGCACTCCCACACTTCCAACAGGGACAATTGCTGTAACGCAATCTAGTGGGAATAGTACAACTGCAATAGCTACAACTGCTTTTGTGCAAGCGGCGGCGGCATTAACTTTAGCCGCAATATATCCTGTTGGCTCAATATACACAAATGCAACTGTCAGCACAAACCCTGCAACTTTGCTTGGTTTTGGTACATGGACTGCGTTTGGTGCTGGTCGTGTAATGGTTGGTTTTGATTCAAGTAATGCGTTATTTGACACTGCTGAAGAAACTGGTGGTAGTGCAAATGCAGTCTTAGTAAGCCATACTCACACGGCAACATCAACTGTTACAGACCCAGGACATTTTCACTCTACAGGACAAGCATTTTCAGGTGGTGGTGGTAATGGAGCAACTACAGGTGGCGCTGGATTAACAACAACAACTGGTTCAAAAACAACTGGCATTACTGTTTCAACATCAATTTCAACAGAAGGTTCTTCTGCAACTAATGCTAACTATCAGCCATACATTACTGTCTATATGTGGAAACGCACAGCATGATGATGCAAGACCCACAATTTCGCATTACTCATCATTTCAGTGATGGGTTGTATGCCAAAGAGTCATTCTTCACGGCAGGAATGGCAATCATGAAGCATACGCACAACTTCAGTCATTTGTCTATTTTGGCTCATGGCAAGGTTGCTGTATTGCGTGGTACTGAAATTGATATTGTTTCTGCTCCTGCTTGCATTGAGATTGAAGCTGGTGTTACGCATGGCGTAAAAGCCATAACTGATTGTGTTTGGTTTTGTATTCATGCCACAGACGAGAAAGACCCGTCTAAGGTGGATGAGATTTTGATTAAAGGGGATTGATATGCCATTCAGTGCAGTATTAGGATATTTAGGGGCGCAAGAACAAGCTGGCGCTATGGAGGCGGCGGCTAACACTTCTGCGGCGGCTCAACGTGATGCGGCACGAATGGCGGCTGAAGCGGCTAAATTCCGCCCTGTAGGGATTACCTCACGTTATGGCACATCTAACTTTCAGTTTGATAAAAAAGGCTACTTAAAAGGCGCTGGTTATAACGTCAGTCCTGAGTTAAAAGCCTACCAAGATCGTTTAATGGGTCTTACTGGCGGGGCTTTAGGTCAAGCTGAAATGGCTCAACAACAGTATCAGCCTTTGTCTCAGGCGGCTACAGGCTTATTTGGTTTGGGTCAGCAGTATCTTGCACAAAGCCCTGAAGATGTTGCGGCTCAATACATGAGTAGACAGCAGGATTTACTTGCTCCTAGCCGTGAGCGTCAGATGGCTCAGTTGCAGAACCAGTTATTCCAACAAGGTCGTGGCGGACTGTCTGTAGGTGCTACAGGTACTAGACCAAGTGGTGCGGCTGGCTTGGGTGCTACTACTCCTGAGTTGGAAGCCTATTACAACGCTATTGCTCAACAAGATGCTCAGTTGGCGACACAAGCACAGCAAGCTGGTCAACAGAATGTTGCGTTTGGTGCTGGATTGTTTGGTACAGGCGCTAATATGTTGGGTCAGTATCAAGCGGGTCAGGTTGGCGCATTAAGCCCATTCTCAGCTTATTTGGGTGCTGGTTCAACTATTGAGTCTCTTGGACAACAACCATTGGATATTGGTGCACAGTTGGGTGGTCGTGCCGCTACTGCTGGTGCTAATGTTGGTCAATCATTGTTGCAAGGTGGATTAGCGGCGGCTAGAACTCAACAGTCTGGTGCTGGATTTAGTCCTACCGCTGGTTTGTTGCAAGGACTTGCTAACAGTCCAAGACTGCAAACTGGATTTGAAAACTTGTTCAGTGGATTTGGTCAACCTAGTGGAATGACACCAGCGCAAAATGATCTTTTAGCGGCTCAAGGTCAATACTATAGACAGCCATCTACTTTTTCATATGATGGACAACAAATTTAAGGAGTAATCATGGCAACCTCAGAAATTCTTGGTTTATTTACTACTCCTGAACAGTACCAACTTGCTCAACAGCAAGCACAACAGGCGCAAGCTATTCAGTATGCAAATCTTGACCCAATGGCTCGTGCTAACTATGGGACTTTTCGTGCTGGTCAACAGTTAGGTGGTGCTATTGGCGGTGCTTTGGGTGGTGAAGACCCACAATTGAAGTTGATCTCTCAGCGTCAGCAAATCCTTGGGATGATTGACCCATCTAACCCTGATTCATTTGCGCCAGCTATTGAGGCATCCTTGCGTGGTGGTGACACACAAGCCGCTTATTTGTTGCGTAATGAGATGATGAAGGCAAAGGAGCAAGCGCAACAACAAGAGATTCGTGGCTTTGAGCGTGAGAAGTTTTTGCTTGATCGTGGTATGACTATGCAGACGCAAGGTCTAACCAACATTGCTAATGAGTTGGTTGGTCAACTTAAGAACCCTGATGGCACTATTAATGAGGAAGTCAAGGCTAAGTTGCTTTCATTCCCTCAAGGTCGTACAGCCATATCTGAGCAAGCTAAAGTTCTTCCTGCTTTGCGTCAACTTGGTGCGTCTGGTACTGCTGAAGTCAATCCATTTGACTTGTTTGTTAATGACCCAAATATTCCATCGGCACTTAAAACAACTGCTAAACAATATCAAGGCAGTTTTGCAAAAGGTATTTATAGTGAAGAGCAGATAGATAAATTGGTGGGTAATTTGGCTACAGCGGCTCAACGCTCTTCTGAGTTCCAGCAAACACAAGCTCGTCTTGACCAAAATTCACAAGTAATGAATGATTTGAAGCGTCAAGGTTTGGAGACATCGCAACAATATTTGGCATTAGCACAACAGCAAGCTGGATTAAATAATACTTTGAAGGCACAAAAAATAGCACAAGATGCTGAAATCGCTAGGAATAAGCCTCTTCCTGTTCAACTTCAAAGAGATGAAAGTAAAGACCTTGAGTTGGTTGATTCATTAAAGGCTAGGGCAGATTCTTTAGTACCGGCAATTAAATTATTGACAATAGACCCTACTACCAAAAAAGCACCATTAGAATTAGGGCCACTAAATAATGTGAAATATTTAGCCCAAAATGCGGCTGGAAATTCAACGACTGAAAGTCTTGCTTATGCTGAATTACAACGTGCTGTACAAGCGGCAACCAACTTAAAAACAGATGCGGCTAAAGGCGTACAAACAGATAAAGACGTATTGCGATTTGCAAATGAACTTATAGCGGCGTTTGGTGGAAATGACACAAAAGCCTCTTTAGAAGCTCTAAGCAACTTCTACAAGTCAACTAAAAAAGCTGAAGAAGATACAAAAATACGCATTGATAGCAGAAGAACATCCCAAGGTGTTCAGCCATACTACGGCGCTACTCTTGGTACAGCAAAAAATCCAATCAAGTTAGATTAAAGGAAAGCATCATGGGTACTGTTTATGAATACAAGGGTGTTTCGTATGAATTGCCTGATGGATTGACCAATGAAGCCGCTTTAACAAGAATTAAAACCAGTTTGGGTGAAGTTCAACCTACGCCTCCTCCAAAGCCCACTCCTCAAGCGCCAGCACAACCTCAACAACAAGAGAGTGGACTTGTTGATTCATTGGGTCGTCAAGCTGGTTTAGCTGGTCGAGCCATTGTTACTGGTCTATCATCCCCAGTAAACATAGCTTCAGACTTTTTAAGTGGTGCATACAATGTTGGAGCAAACATTCTTGGCTCTGAAAGCAGAATGCCATACGCATCTAGAGAACAACAAAAAGGTCTTACTCAAATTGGTCTTCCAGAACCTGAAACTGGTGCAGAACGTGCCGCACAGGTTGGAATGCAAGCCTTAAGTTCAGGAGCAGGCATGGCGGCAGTTGCTCCAAAATCTATTTTTGGTGCTGATTTGGTTCGTCAATTACCAGCGACTACTGTTGCACCGATGGTTGCACAACCTGTAGCTGAATTTACCAAAGAAGTAACTGGTAGTGATTTAGCCGCAACAATAGCCGCTTTAGGTGTTGCTGGAGTAGTTGGTAAAACAACAGGCGACATATCTGGTCGCATAGCTTCAGGTAAGCAACCTACTGTTACTATGGCAGATGTTAAACAACGTGCATCTAGAGCATATACAGAAGTTAGCGATCAAGGTATTGAGTTATCTCAACAAAATGCCAATACGTTACTTAACAAAATTAAAACACGCTTAGATGATGCTGATTATCTTCCTGAAAATTCAGAGCCTATTGCAAATATTTTAAAGAAATATGAAAGCATATTACAGCGAGGAAACATAACATTTGACAATGTTGAAAAGATGAGGCGATTGGCAAATAATCTTTCGACCAACCCTGATAA